TCAATAGTCCACTCTTGGACTTTGCCAGTCTTTGTCTTTTTATAAATTGTATCTAACTTCATAGTCTCAGTATATACTGGACTAACCAAATGGTCAAACTTTGTTTTTTTTTGATTTAGAAGGACTTACAACTTTGAGCAAAGAAAAAGTTCCATCTTTGTTATCGTGCCAATCTATCGTATCACCAGTTTCCCAGCCCATCTTTTTCATTAGTTTTTTTGGAAACTCTATATAAAGATATCCGTCTTTATGTTTTTGAACTGGTATATTGTATTTCATCTTGGTGTTAATAGATTTACAGCTTTGGAAATCCCTTTCCATTGTAACCAATTCAAAACCTTAATAGGTTTATTTAAATTATAAGAGATTTTCCTACCCAAAGACTCAAGAGGTTTAACATAATAATTAAAGTAAAAACTATAAACTGGACACTTCATTTTGCTTTGATGTGTTTCAATCTGCTTTTGGAATCTTTTATCTAACTCGACTCTATCTTTGCTTGATTTTTTAAAATAATCTTCTACTAAAGTCAATTCCGTAACCACTCCCTTTACTACCACAGCTTTCCAATCTGGAAAAATATCGTTATCGCTCTCCGTCTTACCTAAAATATAAGTTCCAAACTCAAATGAAGCGGTTGTATTAGAGCAAAAGACTTCTTCTTCCCTATCTTTTACCCACTTGTTTTTATTAAAAAATTCTCTATATGTCTTACCTTCTACATAGTCTGGATTATCTTCCCAATGTCCGTGAGATTCTACTTTAAAAAGATTATTGTCTCTTATGATATAGGTATCCATTAAACTTTCATTTAAATCTTTTGTTTGAAATGGTTCTTTTCGCCAATCATTATTAAGAGCTTTTAGTTCCTCGTTAAGAGGAAGCTCTTGTTCTACTTTAACATAATTAAACATACCCATATACTTATATTACTCTTTATTTAAACTTTGTCAATTTTATCTTTGACATATGTATCACAAGATAAGAATTTACGATCTTCTTCTGAAAAGATAGTTTCATAAGCCTTGTTTCTTATTTGAATAACTTTTTGTAAGTCCGTGGAGCAACCTATATATTTACCATCTATTCGCACAAATAAAGTATTTTTATTCTTTACTTTATAAATATGCTTGGGAAGATGCGTATTTGTTTTCTTCGTATATTCAGAATTAAGATTGTTCTGCCTACTTGTGGCGGGTCTTAAATTCTCTAGTTGATAATTTTCGCTTTTTCTATTCTTGTGATCTAATTTAGGTGGCAAATCACCATATTTATAATACCAAAATAACAAATGGGCTTTTATATAAATGCTTTGTTTTCCTATTCTAAATCTTAACCTTGGATAATTTCCTTTGCTGGGACTAAATTTTAATTCATTTCCAGTCTTGCGATTATAAATCTTTTGGTTCTCTTCGTCTATAATAAAGTATTTATCTATATCCTCTTTTCCCTTTGGAAAAAATCTTTTTAATGGTCTTTCTTTCATAAGTTAATTACCAATGATGAAGTGCGTTTATAATAAGTACGATATTAGCTATCATACCTAATATAACCACAAATAATTCATATACTTTATGTGTCATAAATTTGCAAATGATCTTTCTTTCATCTTTAATTCAAACTCAACATCTATATTATCATAACCATAAGTATTTGGCAAGTTTTTTGCATAGTCAGCGTGTTTCCTTGGATTCTTATGTCCATCTATACTCTCAGAGTAATGAAATAGTGGAGTATGATTGCCCCAAGTAATGCGTGAAAGATGAAATGCTTCTTCTTCTGATAAGCTATCTGGATGACATTTGTGATGAAGATAATCAAAAGTAATAGGAATATTAGAAACCGAATGGAAATGCCTCATTAGCTTCTTAACTGACCAGCAAGTATCTTTATCATCATTTTCTATAACCAATCTAGACCTTACATCATCAGTTAGCTTATTAAAATTACTCATAAACTTTTTAACTATATCATTTAGATCACCCTTGGAATTATGTATGTGCATATTCATAGGTGCATCATAGCTTAGTGAGCAACCAATCTGAGTCATAAACCAACCATAGAAGTTTAATTCTTTAATTGTTTTGGTGATCGCATTTTCATTATCGCTTGCAAGAACATTAAATTCAGAGGGATGACAAGATACTCTAACATTTTTAGATTGAATAAGGTTCTTGATACTATCAAATGATACTAATATTTTATTATAGTCTGGTAAATCTTCTAGCTTTACATTTGCCTTGTCATAAGTAATAAGAGGAAATAGATCAGAAGAAATTCTATAAGTATGATTATGGTCGGCACAATACTTTATGTACTGATAAGTGGTAGTCATATTGTTTAATATCCTAGAAGATAAGGTAGAAACAGCTTCTTTTCTATCCATAGATGAGAAGCGAGCATAAGTCATAGTATTGAACTTAATGGGTTCATCTTGTTCAGCTAAACTTGAAACAATACAGCATACTCCTTTTCGCATACTATAAGAATACTACTTTTTGCGAACTCTGTCAAGTTCCTATATATTATCTATAAATATATAAAGATGAACAATCTTTGTTTTTTAATTCTTTTTTAATCAACGACTTATCTTTTTCCTCTGACCAGTTTATACTATCATAGTTTTGTTTAAACCTATTAGAGAAACAACTTCTTGGTTTGCTTCCTTTTCCAGCACCATTATTTGAACTTTTTTGGTTCATATATTTGGCTTTTTCCTGTTAGCAAATATGGTTATATTTGGAAATATCGTGTTAGCAAATATAGATATATTTGGCTAAATCTCGTTAGCAAATATTATTTTTTGAAATCGCCAAGGTCACGATCAAAACTAAACTTTCCAACGCTCTCAACTAGACCTTCGTATGTTTCCTTTGTGCATCCTGCCATTTCAGTAAATGGGGCAATCACAACAAAAATACCAAAAGCTCCAATAGTTGCTGCTGTTGAAACTGGACGAACAAGAACAACATCTCCTGCGGCTAGAAAGCCGTCTGCTACTGGCGTAGATTGATCAGCTGTGCCAGAATCAGCAAAGGTAAAAGAAGTTGAGGTTAGAATGAGACTTAGTAGGATGTTTTTAATATTTTTCATATCCTTGTATTATATGTACATCTTGTGGTTTTTTCAACTATATTTGGCATTTTCTTATTAGTAAATAAGGGTGTAAATTAAAGATATATATGGCTTTAACTTACTCATTAAATGCTGGAGGTACTTCTTATTCAGTAGTCAGTAATAGTTGTACTGCTGGAGCTGTTACTATACCAAGCACTAATAATGGATTACCAGTAACTGCCATCGGAGTTAATGCATTCGCATTTTGCACAACTATAACTAGTCTAATTATTCCCGACAGCGTAACGAGTATTGGAAATTCTGTCTTCAATAATTGCTCTAACCTCACCACGGTCACTATTGGCAGTGGCTTGAAAACTCTTGGTACTCAAGTATTTTGGGGTTGCACAAAATTAACTAGACTTATTTTCTTAGGAAATGTTCCTACAGGATTTTCTGCTCTTTTTGTTAACAATCCTGTTGATTTAAAAATTTATCGTAAGAAAAATTTTGTTACTGGGTGGAGTTCAACTTTTAATGGAAAACCAGTAGTTCTTTTGAGTGATAATGTGATAAAAAGTGGTGGAAGTGGAAAATTAACTACTAAAAAAAGAAACTAATCGGAACGAGTAGGATTCGAACCCACGGATGGAATAAACCATCGGAAGTTTAGTAAACTTCTGCTTTAGACCGCTCAGCCATCGTTCCTTAATATTATTATATAAAAAAACATAGTAATATCAATACATTTTAATCGAATTTACCATAGATTACTATTATAATATAGTGATGGCAGAGTTCACTCAAATTTTTGGTGCTTTCATATGGAAAGCCCAAGTACAAGAAAATCAAGAAATATTAGATAAATCTTTAAATAAAATTGAAGCTTACTCAAATGAAAAGCCCGTGATCATACCTTCTGATTGGGAGTGCTCAATTCATAGTAGCTACAAGAGTAATGATCCTAATATGAAGCTAGATAGTGAGTGGCTTAATCCTATTTATGCAAAATATATAAATTCATTTTTAGAAGAATTTTTAGATAAACCTGCTGAATTTAAAATTTTTGATCCTTGGTACAATGTATTTTCTATTAATCAATTTCAAGAGGCACATACTCATTTCCCACATGATTTCTCTTTGGTGCATTATGTATCATTCGATGAATCTGAGCACTTAGCAACCACATTCGTTAATCCAAATTCCGTCGCAGCAGAAGCTCAGTTTTCATTTAGAAAGCCTTTGATTAATAAAATTAATAAAAAAGATCCAAAAAAATCATTTTATATGACGAACTATACTCCTTTAGATGTTCAGCAAGGAGATTTAATTATTTTCCCATCATCTTTGAGTCATTTCGTAAAGTATAACACATCAAGTAAAAAAAGAATCACATTCACATTAAATTTTGAAATAGTCTAAAACTATTTTTTGAGGATTTCATTTCCAACTACTAGATATTTTAAATTTGTTGTTTGAAAAAATGTTTCAGCATCCTTGATTGTTCCGACTAATGGCTTACCAGCTATATTCATACTTGTGTTCAAGAGTATTGGGCAACCTGTTATTTCATGGAATCGCTCTAATAAAGATCTAAATATTGAATTTTCATTTTTTAGAGTTTGGACTCTGCAAGAGTTATCTATATGAGCTATTGATTTGAGATAACTAGGATTCTTTATATTTGCAACGAAAAGCATATATGGATCTTCTTCTATATCAAAATACTCATCTTTGAATTCATATAAAACAGTTGCCCCAAAAGGTCTATAGCTCTCTCTTCTTTTAATTTCATTAATTATATTTTTACCATTTTCAAGTCTTGGATCTAAAAGAACTGATCTATTACCAAGAGCTCTTGGGCCGATTTCTCCATGACCTTGATACCATCCAAGTGCAAAGCCATTTGCAAGAATATTAGCGGCTTCATTTATTGTTGCTTTGCTAGGATAAGCTCTAGGCTTTTCATCATATTGAATATAAGGAAATGAATCAAATTTAAGTTTTGGTAAGCTATTCTTTCCCTTTAACCATACCATGCCTCCTAAAGTCAATCCATCGTCAAGAGAGTGAGGTGGGATAGTAAGATTTTGAAAATGATTTTTAAGTCTAGTGTTCCAAATTATATTTTGAGCTACTCCTCCTGTAAATGTTATTTTTTCATTTCTTTTTGCGAACTCTTTAAAAAAGTCTAACATTAGATGACTACTCTTTTCATGCAAAGTCTTTATCCAATCTAAACGAGACAATTCGGCCACATCTTTATTTTGCAAAAAATTTATCCAATTCTTAAAATCGAATAGTTTTTTACAATCTCTAATAGAATAACCATTTAAGTAATTTAGAAAATCTTTAGATAGAGTTCCATAAGATTGTAAGCTCATTAGCTTACCAGCTACATCAATTATATTTTCACATTTTATATTCAAAGATAGACCAGCTTGAGCCATTTCAATACCAATTGAGCTACATTTTTTTAAAGAACCTTTTTCTATTACTTCTCCTTGTTTAAAAACTGTCCATGCTTGGTCAAAATCACCAAATCCATCAAGAACGATATCAATATCTGATTTCCTATCTGTTAGTATTTGAACACTTAGAGCATGAGCATAATGATGATTTATCCTCCAAACTGGACAATGCAAATCTAAATAATCAATTTTTTTAAAAAGAAACTCATTTTCATCTAAGGGCTTATCATAAATCCATGGATCAATAATGATCGCTACTTCATCCAAAGAGCTAACACTTTCATTAAAAATACTTTTAAAATCGTTCTGCCAAGAATATAAGTCATTGTATGCAAAATGCTTAATTCCTTTTATCCTCTCTAATTTTATGTATTTTGTAACTTCTCCATCAAAAAAACAAAAACTACTATCATGCTCGCAAAGTCTTAAACATAAGAGTTTCACTGTCAATAATCATCAAATCTATATTGATTATTTCTAGCTGTTTCATTTATATGATTTTTTATTAAATTATATAATCTGACTTCTTCTTTATTGGCTTCTCTTTCGACTTTGTCTAAATTAGTAAACTTATATTCTTTGAGTTGATGATGCTTAAAATGATATATGGGTCTATTTGGATAAGAGTCATTCGCAAATCTGATATATCTGAATGGTAGTTCTTCTCCTTTAAGTTTGTAAAGTGTTCCCAAAGTTGGTTGAACTTTCTCTTCTGGAAAAACTCCATCAATAAAATTTAATATTTTAATCCAATTCATATGACTCCAAAGACCTTAAGCATGATGATGCAAGAGAGTACGACCCCTACTAAACCAGTCAAAGTCCTAATCATTTCCATTTTATGGTTATGATGATCTACCCATAGTTCGAAAGCATCTCTTAGTTTTCCTTTAGCTAAGAGTCTTTTCTTTTGTCTTTTAGTTAATTTTATTTTTGACATGCTTATTAATCCCTATACGATATGATATCTTATATATTAATTTTTGTCAAATATAAAATGGTTTGATATACCAATAAATGATATAATATAAGATATGCGTTTGTGCTTAAAATGTGGGGAAAGTATCCCTAAAAAAATCAAACATCAAGACAAAATTATAAATGCTCAAAGAAGAAAGTATTGCACAACCTGTTCTCCAGTAGGCTCTCATAATACCAGTAAAATACATATGGAGAAAAAAGCTGCTATAACTTATCAAACTATGACTTTAGAACAAAAGAAAACATTCAATAAGAATCATTACAAAACAAGCTGCAAGAAAAGAAGAGATGAAAGAAAAAGAAAATTAGTAGAAGAATTCGGAGGAAAATGCAGTATCTGTGGTTATGACGATAACCTTCACAATCTTCAATTTCATCACATAGATCCTGATTTAAAAGAGTTTGAAGTCAATACGAAGAACTTATCTAGTAAAACTTGGGATAAGGTTCTTGAAGAAGCTAAAAAATGCAAATTAGTATGTAGCCATTGTCATACAGATATACATTGTCCACAAGGTAAAAATTGGAAGAATAAGTGAGCCAGAAATCGGATTCGAACCGATGACCTTCTCGTTACAAGTGAGATGCACTACCTCTGTGCTATTCTGGCAAAGAGTTTAATCTTTTCTAGGTTTTTTCTTTATGTGCTTGTTGACTTCGGCTTCTAGTTCAACGAGATTTTTATATTCTATTTCGCTTTTACCAATGATGTTCTTAATCTTATTTAAAGTGATTTTCTTTTCTGTCTCTAACTCTAAAGTCCAAGGCTCTGAATCTAATTCGTCCATTTTTTTAAATTGCTCTTCTGCATTTTTTTCTAGAAACTCTGAAGACAATATGGCCATTTTAGCCTTTTCTATTAGATCTAAGAATGGATTCATTTCTTATTTTTAGGTCTAAATTGCACTAAAACATCTTTACCATAAACCTCATAAGAGGCTAAACGAAAGCCCTTATGATCTAAAATCTTGCATAATTCTTCATAATATTTTTTTTCAAGATAAACAGCTATTACATTTTCTTCATAGACTCCGACTCCATATTGGTCGCTAAATTCAGAACATAATGCTAAAGCTTCTTCAGTATTGCTCATATTATAATATACACTACTCATGTGTTTATATCTAATAGCTAAACTTACGAGTCAACTAAGTCACAAGCTACTATCTCTTTATTAAATTTATTTTTAGCAATCAAGTACAGAGCTAAATTCAGACTTACATTCTCCATCTCTCCAGAATTATTAATGAATTTAACCTTTTTATACTCTAAAAGATCTTGTTCGTTTACTTCCATTTCAATCGGACCCTCTTCATCGTTTCTGTACTTTATATTAACAATCTTAAATTTCATCTTGGTTTTATGGTATATAATTCTGGCTTCGTCGTAATCTTGTTAAGATAAGATCTAGCATTATTCAGTCCTTCTTTGCTATATGGAAAAACCCCGTATTGAAAATTGTCTTTTTTTGATATAAGAAGATAATACTTCTTTTTCTTCTTTGCTATTGGTTTTTTCTTACGCATAAAAATATTTATAATTTACTATTTTTATTATACTTTATATTAGGGACTATTTCAATTCTAATGCTTTGGATTAATGAATGTATCTACCTTCAGATAATCGTGATTTACTGAGTTATTGAATGTGCCATAGTTTATCAATTTTTGTCTTAAATTCTTGTGATCATATTCAATCTCCAATTTAGGTAGAAATTTTCTCTTTATAGGAATCAATTGAGATATCGGGGTTCCAGCTCTTAATATCTCTACGCCATCTAAAACATTCCAGAACATTATAATATTAATTTCCCTACTATTTAATGGATCTAAAATTCCTTCTATTACAGTAAATCTACATTCTCCAAAGAAACTAGGTTGAGTTTGTAGAAAGCAGTATTCTTTATGATCAAAAATCCATGGAGTATTTATCTTTAGTACAGTTTTAACAGAGTTTTCTGAAGTCTTGACGAAATTTGCATATTGATCTTGATTGAAGAATCCAAAATCTTTTTTATCACTAGAGTCTATAAGAGTTTCGCATTTCAAAGTAGTTCCATCCCCATTAGTGATAATTCTGATATCTTTATGTAATCTAATAATATACCCCGCATTAACAATGTCTCTAATTCCTGGACATTTTGCCGTATTTCTGATTTTTGCAAATGGACAAGTAGGGTCTTTTTCTCTTTTTATATCTTTTTTATAATATTCGTTAGCTTTACTTAAAAAATCTCTTTTTAAATCTTTAGAGTATATTGGTGGCCAAGCATTAACAAATGCTTCATCTATGCATAATATTCTTACTTTATCTTTTTTAAAAAAATTAAACATTTGTTATATACTCTACAAGATTTTTCCATTCATTTTTTGTAAATCCGAATTGGCTAGCTGTTGCAACATAGAAAGAATTCCTTGTCCACCATTTTTCTTCATATGTAACTAGGTCTATTCCTATATCATTCATTAAATCAGAGACATAATATGTTATATCTGTTCTAGATCGGGGAATCGGTAGTTGATCAAGTTTATCGTGATAAATATCAATCAGTTGGTTAAGTCTAGCGTCCGCTTTATCTTTACCATAAAATTTAGCTATCTCGTACAATCTTTCTCGTTGAGTTGCTCTATCTGGCCCTTGTTGCATCATTGATTTTTGCCTCTAAAAATGTAACAAACTCTCCAAAAGTCTCCATGCTATTTTGCATCTCTCTTATTTGTTGAGGATTTTTAATGAGCCAAACAGAATATTCATCTTCAATTTCTGAGGCGATGGATAATAAAGAGAAAGAATCTAAATTGAAATCTTTAAGAAGAGTAGAACTATTAATCTCTACATCTCTCTTCTCTTTAAGAAGCTCTTTGCGAATCGAATCTTTAACAAAATCTTGATTTATTGTTTTCATATATACATTATATTTAAATGTTCTCCTTATCTCCAGAAAATACCACATCACAATGCATCTTTAATTCTCTTGATATATATTCTTTCATATTGTCAAAATCATTAAACTTAATAAAGTTAGGGCCAAATTCATTATCTAACCTCATTTTAAATATATTCAGCTCTTGTAATATATCACATTTATTGATTATCAATTTTGTTGTGCCAGATACTTTAACAGCATATAGTAATTTATTAAAATTCAACCAATTGACTAGTCTTTTTCTGCCTGTGGTAGTGCCATACTCTTTCCCTAGTTCTATTAGCCTATTCAACTCTATGTCTTCCCATAAAGACTCTGGAAATAAAGGATCGACTCCACTTTTAGTATCATATATTTTAGCTACCCCAATTATGTCTCTAATAAGCTTGGGACTAAAACCTAAAGAGCAAGCTGAGTAAGGCAATGTTTCACTACTTGTCACATAAGGATAATGACCATAATTAATATCTAACCAAAAACTTTGAGCACCTTCACAAATAACATCTCCTTCTAGTTCGCCATTCCAAATGTATTTAGCCTCTAGATAGTCTTTAGCTAATTTGCCCGATCTTAACATTTTATCTGAATAGCAAGGAGCGATACCTTGACCAGTTGTGCCGAGCTTAGGCTTCAAGAATTTAAGATCATATTCAATATGTCTATGGGTTATAATGTGTGCCTTTGGACTGACCTTAACTAAAGAAGTATCAAATCCTTCTTTTTTAAGATAATCTAGTTCATCAAAAAATTTATCAATATTAATAACGCAATTTGGACCAATAATAGATTTCTTATTGTGGAATATCCCAGAAGGAATTAAATGTGTTTTATATTTTTTATCATTTAAGTAAACAGTATGTCCTGCATTTGGTCCACCATTCCATCTACAAACATAATCATATTTACTTGATAGAGCGTTGCAAATTTTGCCTTTGCCTTCGTCTCCCCAGCATAATCCAAAGATGATATCTACATTATTAATCATTGATATAATTTAATTGTATGTTACCTTTTTTATCTATCATAATGTAGGTGCATTTTTCTTCACAGAAACTGCCAGAGTTTATATAATTTTGTGAATGTTCGGGTATATGACTATGTCCACAGATTACTTTATCATATCCATTGGATTCTATATATTTTATAGCATTCTTTTTCAAATCAGAACTTCTTTCTACAAAGCTATTAGTTCTATTTTTAAGAATTCTAAAAGCGTCATCTGCGAATGGAGTGTACTTTCTAATAAGATAATAAAGTTTTACCACAAAATTCGTAAGAAATTTATATTTAGTAAAGTATATATCAAATATGTCTCCATGAACAACAAGAATCCTGCTATTATTGTAATCAAGGTCGTATTGGTTCTGACATTGAAAGCCTAATAATATGCTCATAAATTCTGCTTTAAGGAAACAATGATTACCAATTAGGTATATTATCTTACATTTCTTTGAGAGTTTTCTTAGCTTCGATAGAACCTTCCAATGTTCTTTTTTTAATCTATGCAGGTTATGATGATCAAAAAGATCCCCAGCAATAATAATTTTTTTGACTTTAACTTTTTTAAGAATCTTTAAAAGCTCATTTGCTCGACAGTCTTGCGACCCTAAATGAACGTCTGAGAATATCAGAATGTCAGCTTTCATTTATATCTTTAATTTTTAAAGACTACAGCTGTGGCATATTCTTTTTCATGACTTATTGAAACCATTGCATTATTTTTGACTCCATGTACATATATCACTGGTCTACGATCCTCTGTAAGAATTTCAATATCTTTATTCATATGTGATATACCTGCTTTATAAGCGGCTTCTTTTGCTGCCCATTTACCAGCTAGTTTCTGAGACAGATTGGACTCTGTAGTTTCAGCTATCTCTCTTGTCGAAAAGATTTTATTAAAAAATGAGTCTTTTTTATTTCTAAATCTTTTAATTTCAACAATGTCTATGCCAATCATATTTATTTACCATGAGCAAAAGCTTCATACATGCTATTTGCAGTTGGAGAAATTACTTTAATTTTATTATCCCAAATGCCTCCACGCATTTCTTCTATGCTCCTAAATCCAAGATAACTCATTGCACTTCTCAAGCCATTTGCATAATCGTAAACTACATCTTCAATCGTCTTGTCTTGAATCAAAGGGATCAAAATTTTATCTCCTTCGACAAATAGATTCTTTTTACTGCCATCATAGAGTTCGTAATCTTCAACTACGTCTTTACTTGCCATTCCTCTGTAAGCAGCGAATAATCGTCCATCTTTTTCTATGATATTTTCTTCATCTACAACGTCAGCTAAACCAGCAAAAATTCTACCACAAATTACTGCGTCTGCTCCACTAGCAATAGCTTTGACTAAATCTCTTGGATTTCTTATTCCACCATCAGCAAGAATACTTGGACGATCTTCTTCTTTAGGATTTTCTTGACGAAAATGATCTGCATTAGCTAATTGATAATTTCTAATAGCTTCCCAAGCATAAGACAGCCCAGTAACACTAGGACATCCAATTCCAGTCTTGATTTGAGTTAAACACATGCTTCCTGGACCAATTAAATGTCTAAATCCATCTGCTTTTAAATTAGCTAATCTGTAGACGCTAGACTTGGTTAATGTATTACCTACTATAATATCTTGCTTATATTGAGATTGCTTGTACCAAATTAAGAAGTCTTCCACGCTTTTAGCTAGACCATTAGCGGTATCTAGAAAAAATACATCCGTATATTTATCTAATAGACTAATCCTATGTTCTGAGTCTTTTAATCCTATTGCAGAAATGCAAAATGCACTCTCATTTTTAATTTTACAAGCTTTTAACATCTGATCTTCTGCGCTCATAAATCTATGAAGGACTCCTGCTCCACCAATTTTGTTAATTTTTATGCATGATTTTACTGAAGATACAGTATCCATTGGAGATAATACTAACGGAATATCTATATATTTATTTTTTGATATCTTAGTTATTGTACTAACTTCTTTTCTAGAAGAAATATCAGAGAAATTTGGGAGCAAGCAGATATCATCATATCCAAGTCCAGCATCAATTTGTATCTTCATATTAGAATTCTAAAAGCGAGCCATCTGTTTTCTTTACATGCACTATCTTAGCGTTTTCTTCTTTCTTTATCTTCTGAATCTCATCTGGTAGCAAAAACTTATTTAAATTATCTCTAATATTATTCAAATATGCTATATGGTTTTTATTACATGGGCATTGAGGGTCTTGACCTACCTTCTTGTATATATCTGCATATACAGGTAGTTGTCCATCATTTCCTTTTAGATTATAAGAACTAATTATAACAACTAGCTCCCAATGATGCTCTATTAAAAGTAAGTCTTTATCTTTATCAAATTCGCTCATATTTAGTCAGTATGTTCACTACCTTATAGTATATCATGCTTGATACATAAATTAAAGGAAAAAATTCATATCCAACAAAAAAACTAGTTAAAATGGATATCCAAAAATTCAAGCAAAATGGACATGTAATCAACCTAACGAAAAAGCAATCATAATTTAAACTCAGAAAGTTAACGAAACTCGTCTTTAGATCCGCTTTAAGAGAAGAATTATAAGACCTAATTATCTTTTTGATAATGAAGAAGTTTTTGAAATACTCTGCAAATGCATTAGTTTGAAACCATACCAAAAGAATAAGAGTATTCAAAAATGAAATTAAAAACGCATCTTTCATTCTGGAATCTCTGGACAATAAGATGATTTCTTGTCTGATCTAAGACTTTTGGTATAAGTATAGCTTGAGCTTTGATTTAAATTGCTATCATTCTTAAACTTTAAGTTGTCTGAATCGAATTTTGATTTTATAAAATCCCGATTGTTTTGTTTATCTTCAATATTGTTTCCCTTCTCAGAGTTCCAATCTAGATTTGATATATATCTATCTGGAAATTGAGTTGGAAATACGCTGTTAGTAGAAGTTGTCCTATATACTCCCCATCCTTGAGATGAAGTATAAGTGTTTTGTTTTCGCACTATATAAGTTGGAAATATCCTATGAAAAATTGTATTAGTACTTAAACTATCGTATAGCCAATATTCATTGTCATTCATCTTCCTTACAGTCATTGATGGAAATTGCCTTGGATATACGCTGTTAGTGCCGAATGTTCTGGTAATCGTGGCTTCTTGCCTTTGTGCAAAGCAAGTCGAAACACTTAATAGCATTAATATAAATATAATTTTCATAATTTCAACCATCAAAAGAAAAGAATGTAATAGGAGATAGTATTATATTAGCGATTTTGTCCCCGATATAAATATCTATCTTAGATCTCTCTCCCAAAAATCTTTCATTGTCTGTCATCATTAGTGGACCTTTAGGTATATTAACATTAGTTACCATTAATAGCAAATCTTTTTTCTCTTGTGGGAAGATGATTTCTTGGAATGGATATAGTCCATTTCTTATATAATTTTCTTTTCTTGGATAGATTATACCAAAGTATCCTTCAGGAATTTCCACTTCAATAAAAGTTTTTATAAATTTTCTTTCTCCTGGAAGAACATAACATCTTTCTCCGCTAGAAATGCTATATACAGCGTTCTTATATTCGTTTGTGGGTTTCATTCCCTTGCCATGAAGAGAAGTGAATACAATTTTAGGATTCATATTTAATTAATTCTATTCCGTGAAATTTTAATATTTCATAGGCTGATCGATCATTTGGATAGTCTTCAATATATAAAACTTTTTGTATTCCATATGAAGATATATTCATTGCACAACACGCACATGGCAAAAGAGTGGACGCTAAGATTGTAGGATTGTCAAGTCTAGAGACTGAAGATAAAGCATTAGCTTCCGCATGAATTATGTATTTTCTACGATCATCTCTATCTGACCAAAAGATATCATCTGTTTGAGCCTTTGGTTTGATTCCATTATAACCAACGCTTAAAACTCTACCATTACCATCTAGAACACATGCTCCTACTTTTTTATATGGGTCTTCAGACCTTTCTTTAACTACCTTAGCTATATTAATAGCCATATCTTCAAAGGATGTTCTATTCATTTTCTTTTAATTGACATTGAAATAAATATTATTATGCCTAAAATAACGCTAATTGTCATAATTTATAATTATACATAAGATTTATAGAAAAAGCAAGTTTTGTTTTATATAATAAATATGTGACTATTACCGAAGCTAGCAATAAGCTATTAGAGTATTTCTCAAAAAATACTTTCTTTTCATTCGAAGAAAATTATCAAGATTTAATTATTTTATCTGAGAATCCAGAGTCAACTAAAATTGCCTTTATTTTGGCTTTAGATGATCTTGAAAAAAGCGAGTTACTAAAGAGTCATCAGATAGGTAAAAGAAAAGTATATATTTTAAAAAAGCCTTTAAACTCCTATGATCAAAATGTCACTATCAGCGGATTCACTTCGAGCCTTATTGCTAAAGTGATTAACGACTTCTGCGACCAGATCAAAGATCAAAAAGATTATTGTGATGCTAAGTTCATCTCTGAAAAAGATATAAGAAATTTGGTATTTTTAGCTAGTTTAAAAACTCCTAAAAAAGAAGATTCTTGACTTCTAATTTAAAATAAATTATAATTCCGTAATGCAAAATAAAATAATTGGCGTAGCAGGATGCGCTAGATCAGGTAAAGATACTTTTTTTAATATACTTCAAAAATATATACCAGAAGTAGAACAAGTTGCTCTAGCTTTCGAACTGAAAAAGGATTTAGATGATTTTGTTAAATCTAAAATCGGTATATCCGTATTTACAGACGAGACTAAAGAAAAGAGCTTGATCCGTGGCTTAATGGTAGAATATGGTAAGATTAAAAGACATCAAACCGAAGGAGCATATTGGACTTGTTTAGCTCAAAAGAAAATCAATGAGATTTTAAGATCTGATAAAATACCAGTTATCACAGATGTAAGATATGATATTTATCCAAAGGATGAATTTCATTGGCTTAAAAATGATAATAATGGAGTAATGGTTCATATCACTAGAATGTTTGGTGATGATGAAATCCCTCCAGCTAATGAAGAAGAGTCTATTAATAATGAAAAGTTAAGGAGCAAAGCAGATTACTCTATCGAATGGAATACTGTAGAGTCTAATCATACTGCATCGGAAGATGGAAATTTAAACGAAATCGTGAAAGGATTTATAAAATATTATGATAAATTTAGAAAGTAAACCTGACGGGTATTTAATCAAGAGAGTACAAAAAACCAATTGTGAGGAAAGCTTGTCGATCCTTATAAAAAGACATACTCCATTATGCTATAAAATATATAAAAAATATACTCCATCGTTTAATGTAAAGAACATTGATTTAAATGAAGTATATCAACAAAAGGATTATACAGTATATAAAACTGCCATGTCTTTTAAACCAAGCAAAAAAGTAAAATTTTCAACTTGGCTAGGAAACCAAATTAGATATCAGTGCTTAAATACTATAAACAAGAAAGAAGATTTAATATATTTAGACCAAAAAGATATAACATTTTTAATAGATCGAAGCTCTCATTCTCAAGTTAATAGTAAACTAGATGATTTAAAGGATTATATGGTGTCTTTATTAGAGCAGATTAAAGATCGAAGGATATATGAAATATTTAATATGAGATACTTTCAAGATCCTTCTAGTCAGACTTGGACTAAAATTGCTAAAAAATTGAATATGAGCACTCAAAATGCAATTAATCTTCATAATAAAGGCGTACAAATTTTAAAAAATAAGTTGACAAGTAAGGATTTGTTTGATAAAATATAAAATAAGGAGATACTAAAAACAAAATGAGTGAAACAAATAATAAAACTGATTGGTCAAAGCTAGAGCTTGGTGCTCTCTGGAAGAGGAAGAGTCCAACCCAAACATATCTAAGTGGATATATTAAGGTTGATGAATTCGGTACTCAAAAAGAGGTCAAAGTAGTTGTGTTCTCTAATAAGAGCAAAAAAGACAACGAAAAAGCTCCAGATTTCAGAGTGTATTTATCTGAACCAAAGAAGACTGGTGAAAATAAATCAATCGAAGCGACTAAAAGTGCTCCAGTAGCAACCGCTAAAAAAGTAGCTGTTGTAGCTGCCGCATCTGAAGACGAAGATATTCTGTGAGCCAAGAATTTGCATTACATTTACCTGTTAATGCAGTAAGCTTTGGGCAGGTTTCAGTTGGAATCTTAAGAGAAATCTATAAGAGAAAACTGGAACCCTGCCTATTTCTTATTGGTTCTCAAGCAGACCTTAGCGTATATAATACAGATACAAATTTCAACAAATGGATTCAAACATGTGCTGATAAATCTATTAAGTATCATAGCAGATCTAATCCTGTATTTAAGTTATGGCATTTAAATGGCTCTTTAGAGAGTTATAGTAATAAACAAGTCTTGTTGACGTTTTATGAATTGGACTCTCCAACTTCAGAGGAAATAAACATTATTAAGAATAATAATAAAGTACTTGTATCTTCTGAATATTCAAGAAACGTATTTAAAGATGTAGGTTTAACTAATGTAGAATATTTGCCATTAGCATTTGATAGTGATAGCTTTTCCGTTAAAAATAATTCTAAAGTTTTAAATGATAGAATTACCTTTAATGTTGTTGGCAAATTAGAAAGAAGAAAGCATCATGCTAAGATTATTAAAGCTTGGGCAATGAAATATGGAAATAACAAAGACTATTATTTAAATTGTTCAGTTTTCAATCCCTTTGTAAAACCCGAAGATCAACAAAAACTAATTTTAAATATTCTTGATAATAAGAAATATTTTAATATTAACTTCTTGGGCTTTATGCCAACTAATAGTATTTATAATGATTATTTGAATAGTTCAGATATTATCCTTGGTATGAGTGGCGCTGAAGGGTGGGGTTTACCAGAATTTAATAGTTTATGTTTAGGCAAGCACTCAGTGATATTAAATGCTCACGCATACAAAGGCTGGGCAAACGAAGAGAATTCTACTTTGGTTAATCCTAGTGGAAAAGCTGAAGCCTATGATGGAGCTTTCTTTCATAAGGGTGCGATCTATAATCAAGGTAATATTTTTGATTTTGATCATAATGAATTCCTTAAGGCTTGTGATATTGCTATAGATAAAGTTAAGAAAAGCAGAGTCAATCCAGCTGGAATAAAATTACAAGATAAATTCACATATGAAAAAATGGTAGATTCAATTCTATCCTATCTATAATGCCAGAGTACTTATATCAACATCCCTCTTCGGGAGAAACTATTAGCATTATTCAAAGTATCCATGACGATCATGAATACATTGATAAAAAAAAGATTAAATGGAATAGAGTTTATACTGTTCCTCAAATGGGAGTTGATACGAAAATGGATGGGTCTATGGACTCTAGAAAATTCGCTGAAATGACTGGTAATAAAAAAGGCACTATGGGTGATCTATTCGATCAAAGTAAAGAACTATCAGAAGCTCGTAAAAAAATTCATGGTGGCAAAGACCCAGTAAAGCAGAAATATTGGAAAGAGTGGAGTAAGAAACGAAAAGGGAAGAAACATCCTGAGATGTTCAAAGACTAATTAAAAACGTTTATTTCAAATTAAACGAATTCTAATTTAAGTTTTAGTGGATTGACTGGTTGACCTCTATCAAATCTTTTTATAAATTTCGTTCCTTCTGTTGGCATTACAGCGGAATAAGATTTACCATTCTTTAAGAATATCTTAATCTGATCAGCTAATACAGAAACTCCATCTAGATTCCTAACGCTAGCCTTGAGTGATCTTGCTATAGCACATCCTTGAGGATCAGCTAGTGATCCTTCTTGAATATTTTTATTTGTTACTTTGATCTCTTTTTTCATTTTACGTTTCCTTTACTTTATAATCATAGTTATTATTGTCTTCTGTAATCCATTTGGGACTATTTTCAGCAGTATATATATGACTATTTATTTTTCTTTGCAACAACACTTCATTTGGTTTTGTAGCGAAGCTTGGATCGAATACTTTTAGTCTATTGTTTGGTTGTATTGCAAAATTTCCATTATCTAGTTCTATAACATGCCCAGCTTTATGTTGATCTGGCTTTTGACTAAATCCAAAATTCATTTCATTATAGTCGCTATGAGCCCAATCCAATGTGAAAAGATAACGACCACGATATTGTTCCCCAGACCTTCCAGTATATTTAATAACTTTATTTTCTAATAAATAAAAAGTAGTTATAGATATATGATAACTAAAACTATCCCAAAGCTCTAATTCGTTTAATTCCATATCTGGAGCATCTTCTTTAGAGCAGAAGGCACTAATAGGGGCATGCCACCAAATACCACCATCTTCCATAAGAAAATTAAAAAGCGGAGCTTGACTGGGCAAACTAGTAACACCAAAGATTAGACACTTGTATCTTTTCTCAAAACTATCTTCTTGATTTCTTAAATAGTTTCCTCTAACGAAACATTCTATCGGAGGTATATTAGCATTTAAGTAAGCCACGGCTAATTTATTTACACTTAATTTAAAATATGGTGTAAATAGTTATGGAAACCTCATGTCTAAAAAGCATAGAAAAGAACAAAAAGAGGACAAGTCGCCAGTAGTTCCTCAAAGAGATAAAATTCAACAACCCCTGAATATTAGAGATCTTAATTGGACTGAGAATCAAAAAAAGTTCATCCAAACCTTGCAAGATAAATCTACTAAGATGGTGTTCTGTAAAGGGCCAGCAGGAACAGCTAAAAGCTTGTTAAGCGTTTATTGTGCTCTTCATGCAATTAATAATAAGAAGGTAGGAGAGATATTCTATATTCGTAATCCTGTTGAAAGTAGCACTCATAATCTAGGATTTTTAAAAGGTGATCTTCATGAAAAATTAGATCCATATTTACAGCCTTTAATGGATAAGCTTCATGAATTACTCCCTAAAGGTCAAGCAGAGTTATTATTAAAGCAAGAGAGAGTTAAGGGTCTTCCATTAGGATTCTTAAGAGGACTTAGTATTAATGCTAGTTATATTATATGTGATGAAGCTCAAAATTTAAGCATTCATGATCTTTTGTTAGTCAGCACCAGAATGGGTAAATTTAGTAAATTAATATTTATTGGAGATATTCGTCAATCAGATATTAAGAATAGTGGATTTGAAAGAATATATCAACTTTTTGATGATGAAAAAAGCAAAAGCAAGGGAATAGTGACTTTTAAATTTGGAACAGATGATATTATGAGAAATGATATTCTTGCTTATATAATTGAGAAGTTCGAAGAGGTTCATTAATATTTAGAAAAAAATATATTTAAAGCATATAATTGAAATATGCTGAAAACATATTGTAGTTCATGTGGAAATTCCATACAGTATCTGGAAGTTAAACCTAATTTTTGTAATAAATGTGGAGTAAATTTAAGCACTGGTAAAGTAAATCAATCTCCAAAGCCAATTGTTCCAGATGTTGAAATTATACAAAAACCAAATATCTCTAGTTTGAATTGGGATATAGAAATTAATCGACCAAAAGGTAGTAAACTTAAAGATTTAGCCAAAGGGGAGAAAGAAAATATCTATACTCGAGATGGAGATGAATCAATTAAAACTAAAGAAGATTTTTTAAAACAGTTTCAAAAAGAAGCTGGAACATTAAGAAGAGGTACTCAAAGTGATGAAAGCGATGACGATACCGATAATGATGAAGATGATACGTGAAAAAATCCACATTTGAAGAAAGATTTAGTGAAATTAATGTAGAGATCTACAAAAGAAAACATAAATGGAATTTAACGTCTCTTGCTTGGATGGATTTTGACGATGTTGCTCAAATATTAAGAATACATATACATAAAAAATGGAGTATGTATGATACTGATCAGCCATTGGCTCCTTGGATAAATAGGATTGTCAGTAATCAAATAAAGAATTTAATAAGAAATAATTATGGCAACTACTCTAGGCCATGTCTAAAATGTGCAGCAGCGGAGGACGAAGATCATTGTTCAATATATGGAAAACAATGCAATGCTTGTCCATTATATGCAGCTTGGGAAAAGAACAAGAAAAATGCTCATGATACTAAATTACCATTAGCTTTAGAGAATCATACAAAAGAAGTACATAAGATGCAAGATGTTAAAATTGATATTGAAAAAAGCGCTAAAAATCTGCATACAAAGATGGAACAAGTTCTGAAACCTGCAGAATGGAAAGTATATAAGTTGTTATATATAGAACACCGCGATGAAGAACAAGTAGCTGCAAGTATGGGATATAAAACAAATGAAAAAAATCGTACACCAGGATATAAACAAGTACAGAATATTAAAAAATCTATAATGATTAAAGTTAAAAAATATCTTTATAGTGACGATATTGATATATCATGAATAACTTAGAATTAACAGACGAGCAAAAGAAACAGATACTCGATGAGTGGAACTCTAGAAGAGATGATCCTCCTTCTCTTTCAGATTTAACAAAGTTAATTTTTGGAGAAGGACTTGACGGAAGAAGTCAGCAAGGAAAAGCAATTAAAATCTATTTAGCTTCTAGACAAATCAATCCTAAAAAAAGTCATGAATACGAAGCAAAGGGATTAATTGAATTAACTGAAGAGCAAAAAGAATACATTAGCCATAGTTGCTCTACTATGACTTCTGTAGAAATAGCAAGAATCATTTTTAAAAATAATCAATTAACTAATTTAAATCAAGAAACAAGAACTGTTGCAGAGCAAATTAAGACTTTAGATACAAAAATTGTATATGCTGATCCAAGCAACATTCCAGAAGGTAACTATAAAGCGCCAGCTACATTTAATAGATGTTTATCTAGAATTAACAAGTATGTTCACGAAGGTATAGATGAAAGTAAATTAACTGGCAAACAAAAGAGAGACATACAATCTTTAATTGGGTATCTGCATACTTATCGTTTTTTACATCAAATTAATACTTATCAAGAAGAACAAGAGCGAGAACTTTTTGAAAGTAGTTTCATAAGATATACTTATGATAAGAATGATCTTACTCAAGAAGAAGTAGATCAATATATTGTGCTAGCAACTGAGGTAATTATATCTTCTAATATACAAGAAACTATTCGTGTCTTGCAGGTTCAAATGGACGAAGCAGTTCAAGCTGGGGAAAAGATATCTATGTCATTAGTTGAAGCAATTAGTACTTCTAGAAATGAATATAATCAATCTGTTGGTAGACAACAAAAATTACTTCAAGATTTAAAAGTCAAAAGAAGTGACAGATTAAGTAAACAAGTAAAAGAAAATGCTTCAATATTAAATCTTGTAGAGCTATGGAAAGAAGAAGAGAGTAGGAAGGAGATGTTGAAGCTAGCAGAGATGAGAAAAGAATTGTTAACCAAAGAGATTGAAAGACTTAGCACAATAGATGAAATTAAAGCTAGGATTATGGGTATATCTATAGATGAAGTCTTAAATGGATAAAATGCAAGTAGAATGCAAAATATGTAATGAACTTTTTTCTGCAGATAAAATTCTACATCTGCACTTAAGAGCTCATAAGATAAATACAGCAGAATATTATCAAAAGTATTACGCCAGATATGATCTATATACTGCCGAAATGATAAACTTTAAAAATAAAGATCAATATTTCATTGATGATTTTAATAATAAAAATAATCTCAAAGCATATATTAAAAATTTAGAGCCTAGTTTTTTAGAAAATTTCTTAACAAATATGCTGATTAAAAGAAAAGAATCTAAAAATTTAGTATTTTCCCCTACTCAAGTAGAACTTCGTTCTACTATAATGCCATCAATAGTTACTTTTAATAAGTATAAATTAAATTACTATAGCATATGTGAGAAAATTGGACTTAAGAATAAGTTCTCTAACTACGAAGGCGAAGAGTTAAAATTTGAAGAATCAGAAAATCATCAAATAATGGTAGATACAAGAGAACAAAATCCTCTTAGATTTAAATATCAGCAACAAGTGGCAAAATTAGATTTTGGAGATTATACATTGAATAATTTAGAAAGATGCTGTTTTACCGCTGTAGAAAGAAAAAATCTTTCAGACTTCATTGGTACTATGAGCGCTGGCTATGATCGATTTAATAATGAAATAGAAAGGGCTAAAAACGCTAATTACTATTTAGTTATACTTGTTGAGGAATCTATAAATGATGCACTTTCATTCAATTATTTACCTCATATATCTAAAAAGATAAAAGCAACCCCAGAATTTATATTTCATAGAGTCAGAGAACTATCCCAAAAATATGATAATATTCAATTTGTATTTACTGATGGCAGAAAAAAGGCTTCAGAACTACTTATTAAAATATTAACTGGAAATTGTTTTTCAAAAAAATATGATTTGCAATTATTGGTTGATTTAGGTATAATTTAATATGTGGCATTCTCCAAATAAATATAATAGACCTGATTTAGTAGACATAAACAAAGAGCTATTAAAAATTGAAGGTCCAATGATGGACAAGGAGGCTAGAATAAGTTTAGCAAAATTCTTAAGAGCAAATTTAGGAATAACAACCGAATTGATCAGTGGAATTAAACTGGCTCCATATCAAGAAATAACTTTAAAAGCATTCTTTAATCGTAATTTCAATATGTGCATCTTTGGTCGAGGTTGTGGAAAAAGTTTTATAGCTAGCGTATATTGTTTTTTGCAATGTATTTTTGAACCTAATTCTAAAATTTTAATTGCTGGTCCTACATTCAGAACAGCAAGAAATATATTTACTAATCTTGAAAAAATAGTAAATAGTAAAGAAGCCCAATTATTACAACAAGCTTTTGGAGTTAAAAGCAAAAGAAATGACTTATTTGAATGGCAAATCAATGGTGGAAATATAGTAGCTATACCTTTGAATGGTGAAAAGGTTCGAGGTTTCAGAGCGAATGTTCTTGTATTGGATGAGTTCCTACTTATACCAGAAGACATAATTAAAAATGTGCTTATGCCGTTCTTAGTCGCCCCACAGAATATGAAAGAAAGAATTCAAATAAGAGAGATGGAGGATAAACTTATCTCTGAAGGATTGATGAAGCATGAAGATAGAGTGGTTTTTCCAAATAAATCTAAAATGATAGCTTTATCTTCTGCTAGTTATACATTTGAAAATTTATATAGAACTTATAAGGAGTGGATCTCAAATATCTATTCTGAAGATCAAGTAAAAGATGCTACATATTTTGTAAGCCAAATGGGATATGATTCACTACCAGAAGAAATGATCGATAAGACTATTATAGAAGAAGCTCAAGCTGGTGGATTAAGTCATAGTGGATTTTTAAGAGAATACTGTGCTCAATTTACAGATGGTAGTGATAGTTATTTTTCAGCAAAAAAAATGCATGAATGCACTATCCCTGATGGTGAATCTCCTACTTCTAAAATATATGGAGACAAAGATAAAAAATATATAATAGCTATTGATCCGAGTTTCAGCAATAGTCCAAGCTCTGATTATTTTGCTATGAGTGTACTTGAACTAGACGAAGAAAAAAAAGATGCAACTATAGTTCATTCTTATGCAGTAGCTGGTGGAGATCTTAAAGATCATATTTTATATTTTCATTATTTAATGACTAATTTTAATGTGGAAATGGTTATTATTGATAATGCTGGATATCAGTTCATTGACTCAGCAAATGAAAATGAATTATTTAAAAAATCAAACATTGATCTTAAATTTTTTGATATTAATTCGGATGCAGAGGGAACAGAGTATGATCTAATGTTAAAGGATGCAAAAAGACAATTCAATAAAGAAACTAAAAGAATATGTTTCAAACAGGTATTTACTATTGAATTTATTCGTAAAGGTAATGAATATCTTCAAGCAAGTATAGACCATAAGAAAATATGGTTTGCTAGTCGTATATCTGCAAATGGAGACGCATTTGGAAGAGTTACTGGACATAGTATTAATATAGAAAATACTGGATTTGATAATTTAATTGATTTTGTTGAGAATCAAGATGACATGATCTATGGCACAAAGAAAGAATGCAGTTTGATAGAAATAAAAAGCACAAGTCGAGGACTTCAATCTTTTGACTTGCCTCAACACTTAAAAAGGAATACTAGCGCTACTCGAGCAAGAAAAGACAGATATACAGCTCTTATGTTAGGCAATTGGGCTAGTAAGATATATTTTGATTTAATTAAAGTAGAGAATAAACTAGAAAACGACACATTTACTCCTATAATGTTAAAATAGGTGTAATATCTAAAAATCATTAAAAATGGCTAAAAATATCAAAAAAGACGAAAAAATAACTAACTTCACAACCACAGACGCAGAGCCTCTAATGGCTTTGGGTGGTTTAAAAGAAGCTAAAGCATCTGATAAAGGCCGAAGAAATAGAGCTGCTACAATAGAACGTACAGATAAGTATGCTAATATATCTAATGGTTTAATACCTTTCAATAGATCAACTACTAATATTCATAGTTCTTCTAATATGGACGTTAGAGATGCTGTTATATTATGCCAAAAGTGCTATTATAATTTTGCTATCTTTAGAAATACTATAGATCTAATGACCGAGTTTAGTTCAAGTAAGATCTATTTTAAGAATGGAAGTAAAAAAAGCCGTGATTTTTTTGAAGCCTTGTTTGATAAGATTAACCTTTGGAGCTTTCAGGATAAGTTTTTTAGAGAGTACTATAGATCAGGAAATGTATTTATCTACCGTTTTGATACTAGCATAAAAGAAGATGATTTAATTAAAATAACCCAAACATTTGGAATTAGCAAAGCTGGGGTCGCTATTCTTCCTGCTAGATATATTATTATTAATCCTGCAGATGTGCAAATTGGTGGAAATATAAGTTTTGTTTCTAACTCTTTTTATAAAGTTTTAAGTGACTATGAATTAGAAAGACTTAGAAATCCGAGAACAGAAGAAGACAAGGAAGTATATAATTCTTTAACTGAAGAAGTCAAGCAGAGTATACAAAAGAAAGCTAACGTGGCTATTATGCCTCTTGACACAGCAAGATTAGTTGCTGTTTTTTATAAGAAGCAAGATTATGAACCATTTTCTGTGCCAATGGGCTATCCAGTTCTTGAAGATATTAACGCTAAAGCTGAGATGCGTAAAATGGATATGGCCGTAACAAGAACAACTCAACAAGCTATCTTACTTGTTACTATGGGAAATGATCCAGAAAAAGGCGGAGTCAATCAAAAGAACTTAGAAGCTATGCAAAGCCTATTTCAAAATGAGAGCGTTGGTAGAGTACTAATAGCAGACTATACAACAAAAGCTGAATTTGTTATTCCAGCTATTGCTGATATACTTGATCCTAAAAAATATGAAGTCATTGATAGAGATATTCAAATTGGTCTAAATAACATTTTAATTGGTAGTGAAAAATTCGCTAATCAAAGTATCAAAGTCCAAGTATTTATTGAAAGATTAAAGCAAGCTAGAGAAGCTTTTATCCGTGAGTTCCTCTTTCCAGAAATAGTAAGAATCAGTAAGAGCTTAGGATTTAAAAATTATCCTACTCCTTATTTTGAAGACATTGACCTAAAGGATGATATTCAATATTCTAGAATTTATAATCGTCTTATGGAGCTTGGAGTATTGACTCCAGAAGAAGGATTGTTAGCTATTGAAACTGGTCGCTTACCTGATCCAGAGAGCTCTTTAGAAAGTCAAAAGAAATATAAAGAATTTAGAGATCAAGGATATTATGTGCCTGTGGTTGGTGGCAGTCAACCTCAAACTGGTCGTCCAACTGGAACTGGAACTCCACAAACTACAAAAAATGTTAGTCCAATTGGAACTGGCAAGCAATCAAAAGCAGAATTTAGTGCTACAAAAGTAAGTGAAAATTTTGCACTAGCTTCAAAACTTGAAGATCATGTATCAAATTTAATTAAAGAAAAATTCAAGATTAAGAAATTAAATAAACAACAAAAAACTATCGTCAATGATATTTCTAAGATGATTATATCAAATGAAGATTCTGCAGGATGGATAGAGAGTGCTGCAAGTTATGTTGAGAATCCAATAGACAAAAATAAAGAAAATATAAATGAAGTTTTAGAAATTGCTGAGAATCACCAAGTAGACTCTTATATTGCTGGAATATTAAGAAATAGTAAAATTTAATCTCCAGGATAGAAAACTGTATTATTTAAATAACTCATATCTGGTACAGAAAGCCCTCCAGTAGGAGGTGGTGGTATATTTAATAAATCTTCTTTATTATAAACTTTTGGTCCAGTATATATCCATTTTAAATTTTTTTCATCCCATTCACTTTTGCCACCAATTTTTCCATACTGTTTAAGATATTCTTCATATTTATTAATAACTGGAGCAGACCATGTAAGTGAGTAATCATTAAAAATCCATGATTTATATGGTCGTGGACTCATGAATGCATCTCTTTCTTGATCATAAATCATACCTATTGTTGCAAAATTTTTTCTAAATTTTTTACTATATGATGTTTGCACCCATTTTCCAGGGATCAAAGAATTGCAAAAATCAATACCAATTTTTTCATTTTCTAAATTATCTGAATCTAATATATCTTTATTTTCCACTGATATAATATCAATGACTATATTATCATTATTTAGTAAAGCAAAATGAGCCATATATCCTTTATGAGAAACTAAAGTTTCCAGCAGATGTGAATACGTGATAAGTTGTATCGCTAGCAGAAACATATGTTATATGATTTCCACCAGTGCCACTTTGAGTTCCAGGATATTTTACAACAACGATTCCAATTTTACCAACTCCATTGTAATATCCACCGCAACCATACATTTGTGCAGATGTTCCATAACTAGTTCCTCCAGCTCCAGTTCCTCCATTTGTATTGTAGTGACCAGGTTGCCCTCCTCCAGAGCTTACTGTGGTAGTAACAGTATTCCATACTGGAACAGTATAGCTAAATGGTGGGATTGTTCTAATTTCTGCATCTAAAGTATAACCTGATCCAACACCTGTTTGAGAACTTCCATCAAAACCTGAAGCAGATTGACCACCTCCTCCTCCAGAAAGGTATGGATAATTACCATAGTCTTTTCCATATCCTCCTCTTTGACCTTGGACTACACCGTAGGTAGGTGTTGTATATCCAAGTCCAGGAGTTCCAGAAGATCCTCTGCCTGGATTTGCACTTCCACCACCAGAACCACCATTTTTTCCTGCAGCTCCTTGACCACTTCCACCCCCACCTCCACCTATAGCTACATAAGTTGATGTGAATTGACTATTTCCTCCATTACTTGCTGCTGCTCCACCAGCTCCAACAGTAATAGCATATAGTGTTCCTTGAGTTGGAGTTAAAGTAAAAAAAGGAAGTACTCCACCACCACCTCCACCTCCACCACCAGCACCTCCTCCTCCAGCTACAACAAAGATTTGCATAGTGGTTGGCATTCTTGCTTTACCATATCCATCTGACATACTAATAAGACTTGAAGATGTTGTCTTTTTGAATAGAATTCTAAAATTAGATTGATTCATATTAATTGATGTAGTACCACCTAATCCAAGTTCTACATTAACATTATTTAAACTTATTGGGCCAGAAGATTGTAATGCCATAAATTATTTATTTTTTAAGATTTCTATTTCTTCTTTTAATTTTAAAATTTCTTTTGCTAATTCTACACAAGAAACCATTGCTGCATTACCATAAGAAACAGAAAGCATACCTTCTACATTACAAGTCACAGCATTTGGAATAACTTCTTTTAAGCTTTGAGCAGATACTCCAACTTGAGTTTTAAATCCATTTTCTTTTTCATTTACGTCTGTTCTATCAAAAATTCCGCTCTTGACTTTAGCTAATTTTTCTACAAAATTGTTATCAAGATTTCTCCAATTTGTTTTTACTCTTTCATCAGAGTAAGCTGTAATATTCCCAATGCACCATATGCTAGAAGATATAGCTGTTTGAGTGGCCCCGTTTACTACAAATAAAGCACCATGATTATTTAAATTTGCTCCTTGTCCACCAACACTTGGATAAGACCATGCAATTCCATAAAAATTATTACCTCCAGCACCAGCGCTTAAACTAGTTCCATCTGCTTTCATTGTGAATGGTGTGCCCATAGCAAAAACACTTTGAAATCTTGACTCTGAATATACTCCAACATGTCCATAACCATAATTTGCATTTGTTATAATATCTTTACCAAGTGCAAGACTTCCATTAGGAATTACTACATCATATGAGTTATGAGTAACTCTAAGAGCCCAACCAGCTGCACTATTAAGAAGTCCAAATCCTTCGCTATTTGTATATAAAACTCCTTTTCTTGCTAATGTTCCAGAAGAGGTATCCCAAAAGTCTATTCCACCAGAAGTTGAGCTGGCATTTATTCTACAACAATCAGTCCAATTACTACCATTTATCTCTAATTTATGAGTTAAAGCTTTTATTGATGTTCCAATTCCAATATTTCCTGATGCTACTCTTATTCCAGTTCCATCAACTCTAACAAAGCTTTTATCATAAGCTGTGCCACTATCAAGCACTATTCCTGTATCAAATGACATTCTTAATTGTTGATATGTGTTAGCTGTCCATGCTCCAGCTGTTCTGTGAATTGCATAAAATGTGTTACCAGCAGTATGAAAATAAATTCCAGCAGTAATGTCTGTAACAACAGAGCCTCCAAAATTTATTCTTCCTGTTCCGCCTATAGAGAGTTGATCTATTGGACTCTCAGTCCCAATCCCAACATTGCCGCCAGTTAAATATGTAGGCCCTGTATCATTACGAAGTGCTCCCCCTTGTGGGCGAAGATACAAATTTGTTCCACCATTGATAATGCCATTACCATCAGAACCAACACCATAATTTAAATTAAGTTGACTTACATATCCCACTCCTCGTACATCTAATTTAGTTAAAGGACTAATAGTTCCCACGCCGACGTTTCCACTCGAATCAATTTTAACTCGTACAGTATTATTTGTTGCAAACTCTATTCCTGCGGCACTTGTTGTCCCCAAGAAAGCATTATTAGCCGAACTTCCTACGAATCTATTTGCAGATGTTCCCTCTACCCCAACAAATAAATCACAGGAGGAGTTCTGTACCTTGATTGCTCTTTCGCTTGTGTCTGATGCTTTTGATATATCAAGAACTGATACTGGACTCGCAGTCCCAATACCAACATTCCCACTCGAATTAATAGTTAATGCATTTACGTTTCCAGCACCATAATTAAAGGCATAACTTGTTGCAAGAAAATCTATTGGAATTGTACCGTATGCATCAGTTGCGGAAAAAAATTGTAGTTTACTAGCTTGTTGACGAATTAAAAGATTGAAGTTTGTTCCGTCTTTAATGTGCAATTTAGATACAGGATTATCCGTCCCGATCCCAACATTCCCACTGGAATCAATTCTTAATCTTTCAATAGTCGCTCCAGTACTAAAAGTTATATTTGAACTTGAGTTTATACCTTCTAATTGTAGTATTCTTGGCATGCATAATATTACACATAAATAACTTACTATAATTAAAACCCTAAACAATTAAAAATTGTACACACAAAAGAATAGGAATAAAAATTTATTCACAAAACTTAATTTTTTAGCTTTAAAATAGTTTAATAATGCTGTAATATAAGATCTAGTAACTCTTATGAGTAAACAAATTTTAATCAAAAAAAGAAATGAGACTTTAGAGAAATTCGATATAGAAAAAATAAATAAAGTCATCAAATGGGCAATCGATGGCTATTCAAATGTTAGCTTAACCGATATTGAGATCAATGCTAAAATTAGCATGAAAGATGGAATCTCATCAAAGGAAATTCATTCTCTACTAATAGAAAGTGCCGCTAACCTTATATCTATATCTAGTCCTAATTACCAATATGTAGCAAGTAGGCTTCTTAATTATCAACTAAGAAAAGAAGTTTGGAATGGCAAACACGCTCCAAGATTAATAGAATTTATACAAAACAATGTAAAAAATAAAATTTATGATCCTATTGTATTAGAGAAATATACATCAGATGAAATTAATAAGATTGGCGAATTTATAGACCACGACAGAGATTTTATATTCACCTATGCTGGTATAAAGCAACTTTGCGATAAATATTTAATTAAAAATAGAACTAATGGAGTCATCTATGAGACTCCTCAATTTGCTTACCTATTAATAGCAGCTTATAGTTTTATTAACTATCCAATTGAAACAAGACTCAATTATGTAAGAAAATTCTATGATGCTATTAGCAAGCACAAAATTAATCTTCCAACGCCAATTATGGCAGGAGTCAGAACTTCTAGTAAAAATTATGCAAGCTGTTGTCTTATTGGTGTGGACGATACAAGAGAAAGTATTACTGCTAGTGCTACAGCAGTTAGTATGGCCACAGCAAATAGATGTGGAATTGGTATTGATGTTTCAAAAATTAGAGCTATTGGATCTCCGATCAAAAATGGAGAAGTAGTTCATACTGGATTAATTCCATTCTTAAAAATTTATGAAAGTAGCGTAAAAGCTTGGCAACAAAATGGATTAAGAGGTGGTAGTGCAACTTGCAATATTCAATGGTGGCATTATGAAATTGAAGATGTGGTAGTATTAAAAAATAATGCTGGTACAGATGATAATAGAGTCAGAAAGCTCGATTATACAATTGGTATGAGTAAACTATTCTATGATAGAGTTCTTAAAGATGAAGATATTACCTTATTCAATAATGCTGAAGTTCCAGAACTTTATGAAGCTTGGGGAACAAAAGACTTTGATAAAGTTTACAAAGAGTGCGAATCTAAAAGATTAAAGATAAAAAAGAAAGTTTCTGCTAGAAAATTGTTTTCTCTTATAGTTAAAGAAAGAGTAGAGACTGGCCGTATTTATATTCTTAATATTGATCATGCTAATGATCATGGTGCTTGGCTTGATAAAGTAACAATGAGTAATCTATGCACAGAAGTTATTCATCCTACTATTCCTTTAAATGATTATAATGATAAAAACGGGGAAATTGGAATGTGTATCCTTTCAGCAGTCAATATGCTAGAGATAAAAAATTGGCAAGATCTTGAAAAGACCTGCGATCTAATCGTGAGATTTCTTGATGAAATCATAGATATTCAAGAGTACTTTAATATTGCTGCTGAAAATTTTGCTAAGAAACGTAGAAGTTTAGGAGTTGGAATTACAAACCTTGCAGCTTATCTAGCTAAAAATGAATTAAAATATAGCTCTGATAAAGCTTTAACAGTCCTCGATGAATGGATGGAACATTTCCAATACTATCTTCTTAAGTCTAGCCTTGAAATAGCTAAAGAAAAAGGCAAGTGTGAAAAATTTAATAGAACAAAGTATTCTCAAGGACTATTACCTATAGATACATACAAAGATAAATTAGATGAAATTGTTAAAAGAAAATTATCTTTAGATTGGGAACAATTAAGAAAAGATATAAAAGAGTTTGGACTAAGACATTCTACACTTTCGTCTTGTATGCCTTGCGAAAGTAGTTCAGTCATCCAATGCTCTACAAATGGTGTTGAACCAATTCGTAGTCTTATGACTTACAAGACTAGTAAAATGGGCAAACTTCCAGTTATGGTTCCAGGAATCGGAAAATATGAAGAGAACTACGAACTAGCTTATGATCTCAAAGATAATATTGGGCTATTGAAAATTAATGCTGTTATTCAAAAGTATATTGACATGGCCATATCAACTAATGTATACTACAATTATAGTCATTATGAGAATAACATATTGCCAGATTCTAAAGTCATGAAAGAAATAATGTATGCATATAGCCTTGGCTTAATAAGCTTATATTATAATAATACAGATGATGGTGACAAAGAACAATCTATGACTCAAAAAGAAGATGATTGTGCTAGCGGAGCGTGTAAATTATAGTCCTATGAAAACAGTTTTAAATTTAAAAAACGTAGACTATACTAAACAACCTTTGTTTCTTGGAGAAGATCTTAATCTTCAAAGATATGATCGTTTTAAATATCCAATATTTTTTGAATTGTTTAAGAAGCAAAATGAAAACTTTTGGTGGCCTCATGAAATTGCTCTTGGTAAAGACAGAAGTGATTATCAAAATTTAACTGATACTGAAAGATTTGTATTTGATAGTAATTTAAGATTTCAAACTCTTGGTGATAGCATGCTTTCTCGTAGCATTCATTCTCTTAAAGATTATGTAAGCAATCCAGAACTTGAAATTTGCATGAATACTTGGGCTCAATTTGAAGGCATTCATAGTTATAGCTATTCTTATCTTCTTAATAATGTCTACCCAGATCCAACTAAATTCTTTGATAGCATAATGGAAGACAAAGAAATTACCAGTCGCGCTGAACTTATTAGAAATAACTTTGATAAAATTCTTGGTGATGATGAAAAGAAAGATCCTAAACAAAAGATTTTTGATGCTATTCTTTCTATTAATGTAATGGAAGGGCTTGTGTTTTATGTTTCTTTTGCTTGTTCCTTTTATTTTGGATATCGTGGCAAGATGGAAGGTAATTCTAAAATTATAAAATTCATTCAAAGAGACGAAGCTTTGCATTTTGCTACTTCTCAAAATCTGTTAAAGATACTTCGTGATGAAGATGAAGAAGGCTTCACATCTATTGTAAAGAAAAATGAAGACAAGATCTATGCTTTCTATGAACAAGCAGCAAAGAATGAAAGTGAATGGTCTCAATATCTCTTTAGTAATGGTAGTTTACTTGGATTAAATGCCGAGGTTTTAGATGGTTACTCTAAGTGGCTTTGTGATAGCAGATTAAGAAGCTTAGGCTATAAGAAGATCTTTAATCAAAAGGATAACCCTATAGCTGGATGGCATGATAGCTATTTAGACAGTAGTAAAGTGCAAGTTGCACCACAAGAAACAGAAATTTCATCCTATAAAATAGGAGCTAGAAAAACAGATATTTCTGATGAGGATTTCTCTAATTTAAAACTATAACAGTATATATAATGTGTAATTATATATGTGAATTTGGATATCAACATATTATTTAATTTAGTCTTAGGAGCATTATCTTTCCTAGGAGGATGGCTATTTACCAGAGTGTTTTCACTTTTTGATAAGCAAGAAAAACTAATGAAAGATTTGAATGATAAAACTTTCAGCGACTTTATAATTTTAAGAAAAGAGCTAGAAGCAGAGAGCAGAAAAAACGAACAAGATATTGCTGATCTAGCTTTAAAAGTAAGCACAACTTATGCCACAAAAGATACTGTAGAGAATGCTATGGAGAAGATTGAAGATAAGCTTGATAGGAATTTTGAATTGATTCAACAATATTTTTTCGATAAAAACTAATTTAGCTGTAATAGATTAAGTGATAGTAACTCATAAAGATATTGAATATCTTTCTAAAAAACTAGAATTGTCAGAAGAGAAGACCTTCTGTTTAATAAATGACCCAGAAGCCATAGAAGCAATACTAACAAAAGCATCAGCGCAAGACTTGCATGGTGAAGAGGTAGTTGGTATCAGTTTTAAGCTTTTTGCAGTTCTATCTATTTTAAAATATAGCCAAGATTTAGATTATGATTTTAATGAAAAAGAATACATAAGTGATACTATAAGTAAAAAGTATCCAGTTATAAGTAAAGACAAGCTAGAAGATGAGTTTATTTTTAATATAAAGAAAGATGAAGATACTGCTCAGTACTTTACTGTGTTCTTAGGATTCTTTCATAAGAAGTTGGAAAGACCAAGAAGGTGTTACCCTAATCAAAAGACTTACTACATGATAGCTAAACAAGGATACGAGAATTCAAACAAAGAGAAGATAGCTTATCATCTTAACAATTGGATTAAAGTATTAAGAACAATCAATACTGAAATCTGGTACTAATCTTGTATTTATTAACTTTTCTTTAATATCCCATAGAAGACTTTCCCTCATATATATTATATTTAGGTTGTGTCTAGTACGCAGTCCCTACTTTTCTTTTAACTCCCATTTTCCTCTTTCGAGGAAACAGACTACGGCACTTATAGGAGCGAGGTGGCTTACTCCTGTACATGCTGCCGTCCCATACATCCACACATTAATTCCCGAGCCATATTATGCACAAGGGAAGTTTTCATAGTCGCAAGTCTTCACAGCGTTGCTATCTCTCGGACTACATACTAAATAATTTTCTATAAAACTATCAAAATTGCCTATGATTAGAAGGCTATGTCAATTGGTATGATACAAAGAACTTGGAAATTTGTCAAATGTTTTTATATAATTTTTTCATGGAACTAATTAAAAATCAAAACTCATGGATGAAATTCACAAAAAGCAAAGCTAAAAGCTATAATCTAGCAGAGGATAATATTGATAAAAATTTCAAACCTGAAGAGTTTCCTTGTTTAGTTCAATCATATATAAATTCAGATGTTAATGGTTTAAAATTAAAATTTGTTTTCGCTTATAAAAAAGATTGCAAAAAACTAATAGATAAAGTATAATGCGTGTAAGGTAGTTTATAGTTCTTTCTAATTGGGCCAGATCTGGTTTCGATTTTAAAAAATGGAATTGAAATGCAAGTAGAGTTGAAGTAGACTCTTTAAACAGCTTCAAAAACACTTAACTGCCAAAACAGCTAAGCTAAAAGGTAGTTTCTCATTGAGAGTTTCTCACAATAAGAAGCACCTAATCGCAGCCTAAAAATCTGCGACCTGTTACCTATGACACATCTAGTAGGATAATGGGTATTTAGATGTATGTCTTTAAATCCTTTTTATTTAATTTTTAAAGATATTATTCAGGGTGGATATAGCTAAGGTTATATTCATTTTTAAATAAATAGCTATAGCTCAATTGCTTATTCGACACTATAGCGAAATAACGGAATAAGATAAACTTGTAGTATTTTAATTTGACTTTTTAAAAGACGGGGATTCGATTTCCCCCTGGTCCAAGTATTTAACCTATCAGCATTAATTTTGTGTAATTATAATATCATGGCTAAATATTTTAGAGAAGTGGGATTTGAAAACGTTGCATTAACAGCAAGCTCTTCTACAAATGGATCATTAATTATAGCTGCACCTGGAGAGGGATTGAGTATATATTTACTTGGAGCTTCTACTTTTGATGATATCAGACTGCATGAAACAAATGGCTCTGGAGCAAATATAGTAAATATAGGTGGAGGAATGTCTGATTTTCCATCTACAATAAAAGTAACAGAAAATAAAGGAGTTTGGCTTGTGACAACTGCAACCGCTGGAGTAACTCTTTTTTACTACATAGATAACTCTTAAAGGTGTAATAACAATATCATGGCAAAATATTATAGAGAAGCAGGTTTTGAAGGAGTAGCTCAAGTTGCCAATACTTTGTTATCTGGAGTAGTATTATCAGGTCAAGGACCAAATACCACAATTTATTTACTAGGAGCAAATGCTCACTCTAATACAGTTTTAAAACAAAACAATAACAATGGATCAATCATAGCTTATATCGCAGCTGGTAATTCTGATTTTCCAGCAACAATTGCAGTAACTGGAAATAATCATATTTTCTCATCAGGCAACGACGCATGTTCTTTATTCTATTACGTTGAGTAATTTATGAAACAAGTAGAAATTGATTTTAGTTCTAGTTTAGCTAAAAAAGGCAAAGCACCACTTAATAAACCATTTAGACTTCCTTCTGGAAGCAAAAAGAAATTTGGCGTTTATGTAAAGAATGATAAAGGTAATATCGTAAAAGTTACTTTCGGCGATCCAAATATGTCTATTAAAAGAGACAATCCAGAAAGACGCAAAGCATATAGATCAAGACATGGTTGCGATAATCCTGGTCCAAAATATAAAGCCAATTATTGGAGTTGCAAAATGTGGAGTGCAAAACCAGTTAGTAAAATTACTGGAAGTGAAGAAGAGGTTAATTTTGAAATAGACGTTCAAGCTAAGAGTAAAGGTCTTTGGTACAACATTCAGCAAAAGAAAAAAAGAATGGGCAAAAATTATAAACCAGCAAAACCTGGTTCAAAAGATCGCCCAACTCCAGAAGCACTGAAAAAAGCTCAAGCAGAAGATTACTCTAACGAACAATACGAGTGGGACGGCGAAACAGAATTTGATCAGAATGAATTAATGACAGCCGACTTACATAATGTAGAAGAAATGGAATCTCCAGAAGAAGAACTACAAGATTACAAAGAAGATTTTTATGGCATGATAGTTGGGTCTATCACTTCAATTCAAGTCCACGCTCAAAACATTTTAAATAAATTAAATGATCCAATGGTTAAAGAAAATCTTACAGAACCATTCTTACAACAAATGGCAATTCTTGCAGAAGACTACATGATTACTATCCATAATTATGTGATGTTTAATAAAGAAAATGAAGAATCAAGTGCTTCAATGATGTTTAAAGTTGGTGATAAAGTCAAAAATGTAAATGCAGAATGTAAGCATTATGGTAGCGAAGGAATCGTTAAAGAAATTCGCGACTTACCAGAAGATATGGGATACGCAGTAATGTATGAATGCACAAACGATGGATCAACTTGGAAAAAAGGGGATATGCTTGGTAAAACAGAAATTCAACTAGTTAAAGCTTCTGATAAATATCAAATAGAAGCAGACGAAGAATACAAAAAAATGACAACCATTGAAGCTCAAAAATTTAATGAGTTCTTAAAAAAATGTGTTCCTACAAAAAAAGGTGATGACAAATCTAAATTTAAATCTTGCCTTGAAGACTACAAAAAAAATAAGTAAACTCTGGGCCTGGAAAACAAAAACATTACTTGTTGGGGTTGCATTAATCGTATCTTGGGTCTCTTGTTTAAAAATTGGTTTTGAACTTAAAAAATACAACAATATAACTAATCTTCCTAATTCCTGCTTTGTTGATGCAATGATTTATGCTTCTCAATGTAATCTTCTTTTAACAACAAATAGCGAAGTTTGGAATAAAATCTATGGTTTTACATTCTATTAT